TCCAATGTTGGAGTCATTACCATCAAGCAATCTACAAACACGCTTGCTCAGATTAACGCAGGTATTGGCAAGTCACAGAGCACCATTTATACAGTGCCAGCCAATAACACGTTTTATTTGGACATTGCTGAAGTCAACTCATCAAACAGTTACACAAGCAGCACAATCCTTACTTACAAAGTCCAAGCAATCAACAATGTGACTGGCGTAGCCTTAACGGTTTTACAACAGCCGTTTGTGTCCATTTACACAATCAATAGATCGACTGTGCCTTTTACTTATACTGAAAAAACTGACATTCAATGGCAGTTGGCTACAAGTACAAGTACAGTTGCAGCCGGTGTTGTCATTGCCGGTAAACTAATTGCGAATAGCTAATCATGAGTACCCCTGCATGGCAACGCAAAGAAGGTAAGAACCCTAATGGCGGCTTGAACGCCAAGGGTCGTGCCAGCTATAACAAAGCCAATCCGGGTAAACCCGGATTGAAGGCACCTCAACCTGAAGGTGGCCCAAGGAAGAAATCATTTTGCGCACGCATGGAAGGCATGAAGCATAAGCTAACATCCGCCAAAACAGCGCATGATCCTAACAGCCGCATCAATAAAAGTTTGCGTGCTTGGCATTGTGCGGATGGTTGTGCAATTCGTGGTCATACAAAAGGCACGATGAGGTGAACATGGCAGACATTGAATTAACAGAACGCGAGAAAGCCATTGCCAAAGAAGCGGCCAAAATTGCCCTCGATGAAATGGCTGATGAGTTCTACAAAAAGATTGGAAAAACGGTTGTCAACAAAATTTTTATTTTGATTGGCGCGATTGCTGTAGGGTTTGTGTTTGGCAAAGGTTGGGTTGTAAAAATTTAATATGCCAAGTACAAGCAAGAAGCAACACAATTTCATGGAGGCGGTGGCCCACAATCCAGCGTTCGCCAAGAAAGCAGGAGTCCCACAAAGCGTGGGTCAAGAGTTCAGTAAAGCGGACAAAGGCCGCGCATTTAAACAAGGTGGAAATATGGAAAAGCATGAAGCACACGCACATCACATGAAGATGGCACATCATCACTTGAAAGAAGCGATGAAGCATGGCGGACACGTCAAGAAAATGGCTACTGGTGGAGTCACTGGTATGCACGGCGTGGAAGAGAAAAAAGGCATGACTACAGCCAAGATGGCTAAAGTCAAAGAAGGCGGCAATAAGCGTTTCGGCGAGCACTCTGTTCAAGAGCGCGGACATACCAAAGGTATGGAGCCTAAAATGGCTGGTTCAACAACTGGCATGAAGCGCGGCGGCAAGACTCATCACCATAAGAAGTGAGATTATCATGCACAGCAAACACCACGAACACCACAAACACGTTCATCCTGCTGGACACGAGCATCCCCATGAGCACAAACACCATGTGCATCACATGAAGGAGCATCACGAAGGCAGTCATGTGCATCACTCACATCACTACGGTAAACATGCCGCTGGACATGAAATGCACCATCACGAAGTTGAGCATTTGCACAAGCATCAAAAACACGACTAGGAGAACATTATGCCTATGATGAGATCCCCAATGGCTGCCCGCGTTCCTGCAAGACCAATGGTCGCAGCGGTTCGTCCCGGTGGCATGATGAAAAAAGGTGGTATGGCTCACCGTGCTCACGAGCGCGCTGATGGTTGCTGCGAACGCGGACATACCAAAGGCCATGTTGTGATGTGCAAAGGCGGCAAAACGTGATTGCCAGCCGGGGTATGGGTGACATCAACCCGTCAAAAATGCCGGGTAAAAAGGTCATACATCGCAAGGATAATCCAAACGATGTGGATGTGTATGCTAAAGGGGGCGCGGTGTGGAACACACCAAACCCCAAGAAAAAACACAAGAAGTTGAGCCCCGCCAAGAAAGCTGCTGCTAAAGCATCGGCCAAAAAGGCAGGGCGTCCATACCCTAACTTAATTGATAACATGAAAGCTGCAAAATGAAACATCACTTTATTAACTTCTTGAGCGACGCTGGCCATTCTGTTGAAGGCTACGAGCATAAACTTTTGCAAAAGTTTGCTGCATTTGTTGAGTCTTTTGAGGCCAAACAAGATGAACCTGCACCTGTTGCTGAGACTCCTGCACCTGCTGAGCCTGTTGCTGTTGTTACTGATACTCCTGCTGAAGAAGCCAAGGCAGAGTAATGGCTAATACATCCGGCGTTGCAGCGTTCAACTTACAGCTTCCCGAGTTAGTCGAGGAAGCTTTTGAGCGTTGTGGTTCCGAGTCTCGTACGGGATACGATGTGCGGACGGCCCGTCGGTCATTGAATTTACTCTTTGCCGATTGGGCCAACCGTGGCATCAACATGTGGACGTTTGAACAAGACGCCATTACCTTGGTTCCCGGACAGCCAACGTATGCGTTGCCTGACGATACCGTTGATTTGCTTGAGCATGTCATTAGAACTCAGCAAAACGTGGCCAATAATCAGGCCGACTTAACGATTACGCGCATCAGCGTTTCAACCTATGCGACGATCCCAAACAAACTCATCCAAGGGCGCCCTATCCAAGTGTGGATTCAGCGTCTTTCAGCCAACGATCAAGGCACTACTGCCACGGTATATTCAGCAGTCGGTACTACAGACACCTCAATTGCCGTTAGTACCCTCAACGGATTACCAAATGCTGGTTTTATTAAGCTCGATTCCGAGCTGATTGGGTACAACGAACTCCAGCCAGCAGCCAACGGTAACCCAGCATATCTCTTGAACTGCACTCGCGGTCAAGGAAACACCACAGCCGCCACACACAGCGCTGGAATTGCGATTATTTTGTCTCAAAAGAACAGCATAACCGTGTGGCCAACCCCTGATACGTCCCAGACTTACCAGTTTGTGTACTGGAGAATGCGTCGTGTGCAGGATATGGGCGGTGGTACCAACATTGCAGACGTTCCATTCAGGTTTATTCCGTGTTTGGTAGCAGGTTTATCCTACTACATGGCGCTCAAAATCCCCAATGCGTTGGAAAGATTGCCAGTTTTGAAACAGCAGTACGACGAAGCTTGGGAATTGGCGGCTGGTGAAGATCATGAGAAGGCCGCAGTGCGGTTTGTACCTCGCAGGATGTACATTGGCGGGAGCTACTAATCATGGGTAACCGGTTTGCCTCTGGTAAAAATGCGATTTCGGAGTGTGATCGCTGTGGTTTTCAGTACAAACTGACGGTTTTGAGAAAAGAAATCATCAAGACCAAGAATTACAGTATATTGGTGTGCCCAACTTGTTGGGATCCAGATCAGCCTCAGTTGCAACTTGGTATGTATCCTGTGGATGACCCACAAGGTTTGCGTGATCCAAGACCAGATACAACTTACTATGCGTCTGGTGTGACAGCAACGGGTAGTATCGGTGGCGGTAGTAGAGTTTTTCAGTGGGGATGGAATCCTGTTGGCGGTGCGTCTAGTTTTGACTCAGTGTTAACTGAAAATAATTTGATTCCGGTCGTACAAGTGGGTACAGTTACAATAGTTACAACGTAGGAGTAGACATGGCTAAGCACGATGATATTAAAGAAGACAAGAAGCTGATTAAAAAGGCTTTTTCGATGCATGACAAACAAGAGCACCCCGGCAAACACACAAATTTGTCCAAGCTCAAAAAAGGCGGTCCAACCGGTAAAGATATGCGATCAGTTGGCCGAAACATGGCACGCGCTAAAAACCAAAGAGGTGGCTAAAATGGCTAAAGGTAAAAACAATCGGCCTGCATCTGAGTATGCAAAGCCTCACACAATGAGCGGCAAGCCTGTTGGCCCCGAAGCAGCTTTCACTGATCCCGAGTTCCAAAAGAAAAAGAACTGGGTTCCTTTGATGGGTGTGTCTATTACGATGGATGATCGCGTTGAAACAGAAGGCGTGAAGATCCGTGGTACTGGCGCAGCTACCAAAGGCGTAATGGCAAGAGGACCAATGGCGTGAACTACACTCAGCTTTCTCAGGCAATTCAGGACTATACGCAGAACTATGAATCAACGTTCATAGCGTATATCCCCACGTTTGTTGAGCAGGCTGAGCAACGGATTTACAACACAATCCAATTTCCGTCACTTCGCAAAAATGTAACGGGACTTCTTACGCAGTACAACCAGTATTTGTCATTGCCATCTGATTTTTTGGCGGTCTATTCACTGGCCATTTATCAAACCACTAGCACAACGGCTACTGGCGCGTCCGGCACGTACACAATTACGATTGGATCAAACACCAACGTAGCGGTGGGACAAATCGTATCTGGCACAGGCATCCCAACTGGCGCTACAGTTACAAACGTCAACGGCCTAATCATCACTTTGAATCTGGCTTTAACGGGTACTGTTTCTGGTACGGTGACGTTTCAAGGCAGCTATTTGTACTTGATTAACAAAGACGTTAACTTTTTGCGTGAAACGTATGGTAATCCGGTTTCCTACGGTTTACCCCAGTACTATGCCTTATTTGGACCGACGGTAACTGGCGGTTCTATAACTAACAATTTGACAGTGATGATGGGCCCAACACCAGACACCAACTATATGTCTGAGTTGCATTATTACTACTACCCCCAATCCATTACGACCACATCTGACGGCACGTCTTGGTTGGGTAATAATTTTGATACCGTGCTTTTGTACGGTTCTTTGGTTGAGGCCTACACTTTTATGAAGGGTGAAGCGGACATGGTTAAGCTTTACACCGATCGGTATACGGAAGCACTGGTTCTTGCTAAACGTCTTGGCGATGGTATGGAACGCACCGATGCGTACAGAACGGGCCAGTACAGTCAGGCGGTTAAATGAGTTTAGTCCAAACAGCAACCACCAGCTTCAAAGTGCAGCTTGCTCAAGGGCTGCACAACTTTGGGCCAACAAACCCCAATACTTTTTATATTGCGTTGTTTACTTCTGCGGCCACATTAAACGCAGCTACTACGCAGTATTCAACCGCTTTGGTTGGAGAAGTAACTGGTACCGGATACACGCAAGGTGGCCAAGCCCTGACAATCATCGCAACTCCAACATCCGGAGCCACGGGCGGCACTGTGGCGTATTGGTCTTTTGCTAATGCGGTGTGGTCTCCAGCGTCCTTTACAGCTCGCGGAGCTTTGATCTACAATGCAAGCCAAGGCAATGCTTCGGTGGCGGTTATTGATTTTGGTTCAGATAAAACTTGCACCAGCGCCTTCACTGTTCAGTTCCCAGCAGCAACCAACACAAACGCAATTTTGAGGATCGCATAATGGCATTGATCACAACGACTAAAGGCGATATGGACGAGTCTCTTCTGGTGAAGAAAGAAGGCACCGTTGATAACGACATCGAGTTAACCACATGGGTTGAGTATTGGTTGGATGATGAGTTGGTTCATCGCTCTGCACATGTCACGTTAAAAACCTCCCCTTTTATGGACTTAATCGCCGCTTCAATGGCATAAAGGAAAAATCATGGCTAATACCCAATCAATGTGCACTTCTTTCTTGGGCGAATTGTTGAGCGCAACTCACAACTTCAGCTCGGCAAATCCTGCTCACACAGCCAATACCGCTGATACGTTTAAAGCAGCTTTGTACTATACAACTGCCACAATCAATGCAGCCACAACTGCATACACAGCAACTGGCGAAGTGACAGGCACAAACTATACCGCAGGTGGTGTGTCTGTAACCAATGCAACCAATCCAACTTCTACCAATAGTTCTGCTACGGCCGGGGTCGGATACTGGACACCCTCCGCTTCAATTGTGTATTCCACAGTGACCATTTCTACGGCTTTTGATACCGTGTTGCTTTATAACTCAACGCAGTCAAACAAAGCTGTTAGCGTCCATACATTTGGCGCACAAACCATCACTGCTGGAACATTCACATTGACAATGCCTTCCAACACAACAAGTACAGCTCTGTTGCGC